TAGGGTCAACCAAATTTCCATCAACATAGCGTGGTCTCAAAGCTGCAACTGCATTTGAACTCTTATCAATCGCACCAGAGTACACAGTCTTAACAATACCAGGATCTCCAGAATTGAAAACGGGCGTGGCCTCACCCACAAATGTTATAGAACCTTGAGCACTAATATAAGGCTCAAAATCATCTAAAAACATGGGTGTGTAATAGGCTGAGACATCTGAACCACCACTATGAATGCCCAGGATCCTCTTCTGATTTGAAGCGTTTGAGCGTATTACCAATGACCCACAATCACCATTCTCTGTGAGAGCATCATACTTGACAAGAAACACATTCATACCACCCATAGCATTGGAATAGTGTTTCTTAACTTCACCACCCTCTGAGTAGTGTAACGTGCCTCTATCACCTTTAAGCAACAATACATGTCCTCTTTCAATACGTGTCCTTTTACGCATGTGAGGCCGCAAATCGCGTACATTTTGTAAGCTTACCTTGAGCGTCTCGATTGCAAGATCACGAACACAATCATTTTCTTTAAATGGTCCAACCACAACACCAACATCAAGGTCATAGCGTTGCCCGAGCCACTTAAAGTAAAACTTGATGTTATGGGCACGCATCTGGTCAACAAAGTGATATGAATAAGCAACTGTCCTATGATCTACTAGGACTACTCTACCAATCACCTTCTCCATCCCATTGTAATCACATAGCATAGGTGTTATGTGTGATGAAAGAGCGAAAGCAACTTGGTCATTCTGGGCCACAATTGGACTTTCTGATTTATGCTTCTTTAAGCCACTTGGTAAAAGTGACAAAAGAGCCTTAACAAGGGCGCAAATCACTGTTACCTGTATACAAAGTGGGGCAAACTTCTTCACTTTGGAAACAACACTTGTTAACTTACTAATGTTTTTCCTCATTTTATCACCAATTTTTGCGATGTTGCCCACTGCACGCACAACTGTGACAACGCCAACAGCCGCTAAGACATTCACAATACCAGATTGGGCTTCAACATTTTGCTCATGAGTCCTAGAGTCGTTCTCTTCTTGTTCATTGACAATAGTTTCCACAATTTTTGAGATATGTTTCTCCATGTTAACTCTACGATTGTAACGCTGGCGAACTTGTTTAAGAACGTCAAACACTGACATAGCGTCTCCCGAAGCTGAACCTAAGTTGAAATCATAATTGCGAAAGGTCCAATTGGGCTTGTCACAATTAAGGTCACCATCCAGATGCATCTCAAGAGCAATATCGTACCTCCGTAGAACAGCACTAGGACAATGGACTAATCCTCCTAGATTAAAGGCATTCTCATCATTAGTCGTCATGATGATGAACCTGGACGTGAAGTAGCATTTACCCTTAGAACTAAGTGTTGCCATATTAAGTGGAAAAGGCCATTGATTGCACGCACGTATAAAGGTCATGACTTCATTGTCAGGACTTCCTGCCACAAGTTTGGCTTGACCAAAATCATCAAAAGCACATATAGGCTGTCCTCCATAACCCTCCCAATATTCGGATGTGCCCTTACAGAACAACATCTTATCATCAGATTGCCATTGATCGCGCTCCTCTTGTGTGCACAGATTGCGCGCGATATAGCGAGCTAACACACGTGAGAAAGTACTCTTACCACATCCTGGTGAACCACGTATGACAATCACAAGTGGTTCCATCCTAGTTGCT